ATAGCATCGCGCTACCCAACCATTGAAGGAGATTTTCTCCCCTCAGGATGTCTCCGATTTTTTGAAAAGGAAACAGAGCCGAAACTGATACCTAAGTACCAGCATTGCCTACGGACCCCAAACCCTACAGCTTTACAGCCATGGGCCGAGGTCGTACCACTGCGCAACTAAACCAAGTGAGAACTTCATCCTAGATTTACCAGGTACCGAGACATCATTATTCATCTCAGGCCTGTCGCCACTAGCTATGCCTACGATCTCTCGCAGGCGTTCGCTAAGGACGAACGGGTGAAGTCTTGTAAAACCCCACGGAGTAACGTATTCGCGCCAGTTCGGAGCTAGTACGTTTCCTTTTGGTTTAAGGGGAGCTACCTTCTCAACTTGGATAACTCGGTTCCGGAAGAGGCTAGTACTTAGACCCCTTCGCTCGAGAGCCCACAAATGGCTTAGTAATAAGCCATGTACTCCACTTTTAAAGGTTTTTCCTTTATCCGTGAGGTGCGTAACAAGGTATCCTTCGACACCCCATCGCGCACGCTTAGGGGTAGCCTCATCAAAATTTCCGATGAAGCCGCCATCACCTAGCGATTCGTCAATCCTAAGGCGGAATTTTGCCGGGACGACTGACACTAGATAATCGAACACAGGCTTTAAGCTTACATCACACGAAGGTACAGCATAATTCCTCCGATGTGCAAGCCGACGGACTGCATTCGCGAACCTAAAAACGGCCGGAATGGTGGATAGTCTATCTTTCAGATAGATGGGAGTTACCTCAAGACCTGAGTAATAGTGCTTACCACAGCTTTCCCGAAAACACGAAGCGAAATGACTTTTCTTCTTGTTCATGGTGAAGCCATAGAAGAGGCACATCTCAGCGAATAGTTCCAAGCAATCTACGGGGATAATTACATCGTCTCCGTAAACACTTACGGTTAAGCCGCTGTCTCTCGACAGTTGCACCTGTAAGTACTCTGCACAGCACAACGCTGTAGCAAAGAAGATAAGCGATTCCAACTCGAATGTGAAACCGTTCCCCATACTGGAGAACTTCTCCCACACCCGAGAACCTTTAAAATGGTCTGGATCGCCGCTTGAAACTCCGACATGGGATCGGCACGCATCCATCAAAGCGAACAGGCGGGAGGGTAATAAGTCCCGCACGACGTTATGACTGATGCTATCACTCGCAGATGAGAAGTCAATAGTTGCTAACTTAAGGTCTTTAGACCCCAAATAGGCAAGGAACTGATTCTTACTCTGAAAGTTTAAGTCGACCCCAAACAAAAGGAGGCGCTTACGCAGATAAAGGCCAATAGCTTTTTGGAACCAGAGATTAAACCCTGGCTCGATAGCGATGACCCTGTTAGCGGTCGCGTCCTTTTCGACAGTAGTAACTTTATTCCCCGACTCAAGTTGGAAGGCAAACTCTGTCTTCGATGAGTCACAAAACCACCCAGGATAACAACCCCGGAAGGCCTCGAGTGGGAACAGGTTAAGTAGGCGACGTGTTATCCCAGTTTCGAACTGGAACTTATTGGATGAACTGGCATGTCGACGAGGAATTACTGTCGACGAACCAGGGCCCCAATTGGCTGCCTCGACTAAGTCGTCATAACCGATCGCGCCGACAATCTTGCTTATTTTCCGCACGACTGCGTTATGCAGCCATACGGCATGACCCGTGAATAGTGGGTCATGCGCAAGGTTACTAAAGCGACGGTTGGTCTGCTTACAGAAGAACTCGAATTTCTCGAACTTCTCCAGCGCACGGTCATCAAGATCATATCCAAGATTAAGGAACTTGGCTTTTGACAGAAATGCCGTCGCCGCGTAAGCGTCCCGAACCTCCACCAAACTTCTATAATGGAGGGGATCGAACGTAAGTGCTGCAAGCTGACCATGCTCACCATACTGGTAGAGCAGGCCAACAGTTAGCGCTCGCGGACAATTGAGGGACTGAAGAAATAGAAAGACAGCCTCGGAAGTGACTTCGGAGGGTACACGGTACGGTCTGAGCTCTTTTAACAAGGCCCAGTGTTTTTCACGCTTTTCATTAGACATGAGGGAGTGGCTCCTTTTAAGCGCCGAAGTTAATACGGCGGGTCGAAGTTAGCTACCCCGTTAACGACCGGACTTCCAGTTGCATCGGAAGGAGCCGCATCGCTAGCGGTGATAGTAGTTATCATCAGTGAGCGGACCAGGTTGAACAAAAGCAAGCGTTCAGCCGAAGTGCCCACTGCTGGCAACAGCCATTCCCCAATAAAGCCATGGCTATAGGCAACCGGAGCGACAGGGATAATCCCCGAAGCTGTCGATGCCGTTACCGTGGCTAAAGTGGGGACTCCCACTTTGAGGCTCGCCCGATACACAGTACTCGCCTTGGTAGGCGGGCGCAGTGCGAAGGTGAACCAGGGATAACCGACAGCGATACCGCCTGATCGGTCAACCCACCGTGAGACCCCCGGAGCAATAAATCCTTCGGGGCCAAACGTTTTGTCCACACCCACAGTCGCCGACGAAGTAAGAACAGTCGTCGATAAGATGGTGGACAACTTGACATCAGCTCTTTGAGCCATGATGAGTCGTTCCTTGATTTATATCAATGGGACCGTATCCAGCGTGCTATCTAAAAGCAGCCCGCAACAACGCAAGACCGTTCAGTGCATGGGTAACTGAGAGAGGATTTTTGAAGGTGGGCATGACCGCTGTCGGGAAGCTAAGAAGCTTATACCGATTAACGATAATGCTTGTCCTCCATAGTCGACCTTTCAGATCCCAATTAACCTTAGGGAAACCTGCGGACGGGAAAGCGCCTTTATATTCACGAACGATCGAAGTGTACTGCACCGTGAGCTTGCTCTCAAACCCGTCGACAAACACCAGACCATGGAACGCACTAAGCGTCTCAAGGTAGGGGCCGATAGGCAGGAACCAGTCTACCACGAAGCTGTACGGAAGCACCTCCCAAGCTAGATTTATGGGATTTGTAAAACCGGTTTGGGCCGCAAAAGCAAGTAAACCATTGTCGACCTTATAACGGATACCAATAGTACTGTGGGACTTCGTGGTAACTTTACGTTCCCCGACCTTCACAGTATAACTACTGGTCCGTTTTAGATCTTCTTTGGTCCTCGAGCTAGTATGGCCTTTTCCGCGCGCAGTTCTCACAACATCGGGCTCCCTAACACAATAGTTAGAAAGAGCCTCCAGGGCACCATGAATGTCCATAAGCAGAGGTTTCCACCCGTATTGCAGTGCAAGCCAATTTTCGGCCACACTCTTAACAGGAGAAACTTGCCGACCGACATCCAAATCGACTCTTCTAACAGAACCTTGAGGGTTCAACGGAAGGTCGACGGGGAGCACCGACTTAGATCTTTTGGATCTTTTGCCGAACTCTCCACTTACACGGTACCCAAGTCCACGCGAGCTTGTCGTCGGAGTGCTTATCGCACTCCATGCGGCATCTAGGCGCCCTCTCTTGACCATTCGGATACTGCGGGCTAACCGGGAAGTTGTATCCCCGATCATCCTAATCAGTTGTCCAAATTGGGCAAGGTCCTGCGCCAAGTTACCTTTAAGGCCTACTTCGGCCCGAGATATCAAGCTAGCTAATGCCTTGTTGTGAGCCAGGTCATCATGAACTGGAGCTGCTGGTAACACATCACCTCCTAGAGAACTCGGACAATAATACTCTGAGTTATAGTAGGCTGAGTAGCCATATGGAAGCACATCCGCATAAGTCCGCAGATCATGCCCCATACTATCTTCGGTTTTCCTCCAGGTTAAGGCATACCCGTTTACGGGTAATCTTCCTTTTCTGGTACCGCGAAAACCCGGTGTAGTAGACCCACTAAAGGACCTGTACCATCTTTCAACCGAGGTTGGAACATCCGTTATAGGAGTCCAGTAATCTCGATTAGATGTGAACAGGTTCCAGTTGATCACTTCCGGGCTGACACGGTGCCGTACTGGGTACTTCGGGAAAACTATAGATGCATTACGTCGCGATGTGCGCTTTCGCACCACCGCGGCTCGTGACTGTCGTAAGTGCTCTCGGACAGCACGGTGAGGAAGGACCACCTTCGGGCCAGCTTTGACGGGTTTCTTAGTCGGGTCTCGTGGTATCTCTACAACCGGCACCCACGGAAGTTTGTGGATAGC